TATTTTAATAGCCCACTGGATAATCCTGGTCAGCCATACGAAAATGCGAGAGCGTTTTATAATAAATTACAAAACAGAGTGACGCACAACCCGTTGGTTAGTTTAAAAAAATGTGCTATTTTAAATTGTGGGTCTCGAGTGCGAGTAGAAAAGAGAAAAAGAGGAGGCAGGAGAACTAAAAGAAGACGTAAGCGTAAGACTAAAAGAAAGCGTCACGGTAGAAAACGAGTCAATAAAACAAGGGGTAAAAAGAAAAGGCGCGGTAATCGTAAAAGAAGAACTCGTCGTTAATCTTTTTTATCTTTTAATAGTTCTTCCAATCTCTCCAGTCTTTTATTTAATTCTTCAACATCTTCAATCGCTCTCATTTCGCGTTCTACTTCTGGGTAATCCATGGCATACCACCAATAATATATAGCTCTTCCTCCATTGTATGTAAGTTTCAAAGTATTTACAGCTAAATCAACCGTTTCATATAAAATAAATCCTAAAACCATTTATATAAAATACATATTATATATAAATGGCATTTGTTATAAGTGATATAGAATCTGATTTGGTAACATTTTATAGAAGGAGAAATTTTGCGGATGTCGATCAGACGACATATGAATATATAGAAAGAGGAAATGTTGATATGTTAAGATATTATATTATGAAATACATGGATACAACTGTTGAGAAAAAACGACCCGATACTCCACATAAATTAATAATGCCCAGATATAATCTTGATAATTTTTCTTACTAGTATATAATGGAAAATTTGAAGACTGGCGATTTATTACTATTCAATAATACTGGTGGAGGATTTTTTGGGACTTTTACATCTATAATAAAATGGGGAACTCATAGCAATTATTCTCATATTGCTATGGTTCTTAAAGACCCAACATTTATACATCCGCATTTAAAAGGTACTTATGTATGGGAATCAAGCTGGGAGGGAACGCCTGATCCACAAGATGGAGAAAAGAAACTAGGAGTACAAATAACTCCAATTGGAGAGATATTAGATAAATATAAAAATTCAGGAACGGTGCTTTGTAGAAAAATAGAATGTGATAAATCGCATTTTACAGAAGAAAATTTATCTAAAGTTCATACTGTTGTATATAAAAAACCTTATGATATAGTCCCATTAGATTGGGTAGAAGGATTTTTACAAAAAGATTTGAATCCCCAAAAAACAAGTAGATTTTGGTGCAGTGCATTAGTGGGGTATATTTATACAAAATGCGGTATTCTTAAAAGTGATTCTGATTGGAGTATTATGCGCCCGTGCGATTTTTCGTTAAACAATGAAAAATTAAATTTTTGTGAAGGATGTTCATTAGAAGCATCATCTATTAAGATCCAATAGTTTTCATCATTTTTTCAAAGTAATCTTTAGAGGCTTCGCATCCTTTAAAATGACGTTTTGTATTTTTCGCAGCTATTGCAGTAGTACCTGATCCTAGAAATGTATCTAGTACTACATCTCCTTCGTTGGAATGCTTGCGAATTAACTCTTCAAATAAAGGCAGACTCTTTTGTGTAGCGTGCCATCTATTCTTACCACCTGGAAAAGGAAAACAGTATGTACCTTTATCATAACTCGAATTAAATGTTGGTTTGCCTACTTTTACGCCTAATATGGCAAATTCCTTTGCATTTGTAAGATAATTAACCTTACTGTTTCGTGGTTGAGGATTAGTTTTCTCCCACTCTATTAGTCTAATTTGTTTAAACTTATGCTTTTCCATGATTTTCTTAAGACTTTCTGTTTTCCAAATATCAAACCATATAATACAAGTACCACCTTTGCGCAATACTTTATAATACTCTTTTACTGTTTTATCCAGTTCTTCTAGTGTAAAATCTTCATCCCATTTATCAAACTTTGTTTTGACACAGTATTTCTTACCATATACGGTGCCATATTTGAGATAATTATCTCTGCCTTCATTTGTGGTTAAGCCATTATCAGCTTTATATTTTTCCCAGTCGGCGACTGTTTTAACATATAATACTTCATCCTCTTCATTTTTCTTGACAGTTTCATAGTGTTTATTCATGCCGCTATCGCGCGATATAATATACGGAGGGTCGGTTAAAATAAGATCTATTGAGTTTTTATCAAGCGTAGCAAGATATTCAAGACCATTTGTGTTTGTAATATCGCATGAAACGGGTGTTTCTTCAGTGCTAGTCATTGTTTGATGTGATATAACCTCGTTCATATTTGAATATTCAATTTTATGTTTATATAAATATTAAATTGAATTTTTTATTAATTCTATATTAACTTCAAACAATAACTAAACTGACATATATGATAATACAACCAAAGGTTGTAGAGATATCCGAAGAATCTATTGTAGATGATGATATCATTGTTATAATAGATGATCGCCATTATGATATAGACGATGGTCATAATAATATAGATGATGAATGGATTGAATGTATGGATTGTGTTCAAAGAAAAATGATTTGTATTATATCAATTTTGATTATTGGAACAATACTTTTAATATTTGCTTATACGATTAACACATAAATAGTATATTGTATTTTAGAATTACCGAAAAAAAGGCACTCATGTGTAAAAAAAATCGAAAAAAATATTCTTAAAAAAAACCAAAATGGACATTTTAAAAATGTCCAAAACTGATTCATGGCCTCCAAAATATTTTAATTTTTTTACACTTTTTACATTTGCCCCCAATATTGTAAAGGGAGTTTTACAAGTAGTAAAAAACCGTTACTACATGCATTTTTTTGCTTATAGGAAAAGGATTTAGGAGTTGCTCGTTTTTCTGTTTCATATATATGAAACAAATGAAACAAAAAACGAGTAAAAACGAGCAGCTGAAATTTCGTTGTGAAATCTGCGACTATACTTGTAAGAACAAATATAATTTAAAAAGACATTTTTCCACTACAAGACATAAAATGAAACAAAATGAAACAAAAAACGAGCAAAAACGAGTAAATGTTAAAAACCCTTCCCATTATGAATGTGACATATGTTCAAAAACTTTTAAAAGTCGAACTACTTTATGGAGGCACAAGAAAAAATGTAAATTGGTTGTACAAAATACTACAAATACAGAAGATTCAAAGAGTGTTAATGAAAAAATGTTATTTGAATTTATTCAAAAACAAACAGAGCAACAAAATAAACTCATGGAAAGCGTAGTTAAATTAGCTGAACAAGCTAATGTTACAAACACAAATTATAATAATACAAACAATATATCCATTAATTTATTTTTAAATCAAGAGTGTAAAAATGCCATGAATCTTACCGATTTTGTAGATAATGTTAAATTATCATTGGAAGATATTAAATATACAACAGAACATGGTTATGTAAAGGGTATTAGTAATATACTTGTTAAAAACTTAACTGATATAGATCCAAAAGAACGCCCTATACATTGTTCTGATACAAAACGCTTACAGTTTTATGTTAAAGATGAAGATTCATGGTCAAAAGATGAAAATAATGTTAAAATCGATCAGTCGATTGATAATATTACTAGAAAACAAATAGCTTGTATGAAAGAGTGGACAACAGCTAATCCTGATTATCTTGACAATGAAAAGAAAATGGAGGAGTATATGATAATGGTACGTAGATTAATGGGTGGGAATAACATTGAAGAGCAAACCAAAAATAAAAATCGGATCATTAGACAAGTCTCAGAGGAGGTTCAGGTTAAAGAAGCTATTAACAAGAGTTAAATTGAATCAAGGTTTATTTTTTACGTTTGCGCCGCGTTTGCCTTCCTTTTTTCTTTTTCACACGTCTTGTTTTACGTTTACCGCCATTTTTTTTTCTCATAGCATAAGATTCAGTAATTTTGTCTATTTGAGCTTGTCTTCTTAGCTTATTTAAATCTTCCGGTCTATCATCAAATTCCATACTTTTAATACAAGATTCCTGTTGTGATTTAGGTGATAAACAATAAGCGGATTTTGTACAAACCTGTGCACAATCTAGTGATAGTGCGAGCCTATTTTTTCTATTTATCCATGGAGCATTTTTTTCTGAAAACTTAATTGCGCGATTTAAGTTGGTCATTAAAAGAGCAATAAGTGTTTGTTTTTGTGGCGTTTGTAATTGTAATCTTGTTGCGGGGTTTTTATACCGACCTCCTCTTAATAAAATATAGGATCTTTCACTAATAGGCAAAACATCTAATTGTGGCATTATTTCTGGATCACAAGACATTGCCACAGCTTCCGCCTTTTTTTCTTCATATACGCATGTTTTTGTATTATCAAATAAAGCTAAATAATCAATACCAATTTTACCGTTTTGCCCGCAAATTGTTCGGGCGTCTTCAGTCCCGGTACAATTTTCGATTATACCCGCGATAAATTTATATGATTTTTCCATATCATCCAATAACTTATTATCAATAAGCATGTCTAAAAATTCTACTTTATTTCCTCTATTATTAAATCTATCTTTAATTCTTTGTTCCAATTGATTTAATTCTACAATAGGAAACCCTAATATGAAAACATAATCAAATCGATTGCATCCATTTGTAAAAATTCCAGCAGCCTCTGTTAGAAATTTAATAGAATCGGGCGATTTTAATGTTGTTTCATAATTAATATTCAATCCTAGATGAAAAGCAATGCAAACTTGAAAATATAAGTAGATATCATATGGAATGGTTTCTCCACTTTCTTGTAAAACTGATTTTTGTGGTATTTCGGTAAAACTTCCATTAGATGCAATATATCTTTCAGCCAATCGTATTGCCTTTTTTTCCTTTTTTATTCTAGGCATTTTGCTGTTATTAGTTTTAAATCCTTCATATAAGCTAAAAACATTACTAATTTGTTCTTGTGTAATATTATTGCTGGAGACACCCTCTGGAATTATACTTTTATATTGTTCAATAAATTGGTGGTCAGTCTTTATATTTTCATCGTGTCCTAAATTTTGAAAAGGTAGATCGGCGGCTTTAGGATTTAATGTTCTAGCAACGTCAATTCTAATAGCATTCTCAATTTTAGTTTTCCCCGAACCAGTTGGTCCTGCTGCAATAATTATAAATCTGGTAGTGTCTTTATATCTAGGATCAAAATTTCTCTCTGGATCATTGCCATCTCTGGCTCTTTGAGAAGCATTTGTCCAACTCTTACAAGTTTCATATGCATCATTGCTATAAAATTTATCTTCTGAATGAAGCTCATTTGCGAAATCAAATCGGTCCCATGCTCTTTTATTCTCTGGATTTACCAAACCATCCATTAGAGTTGTTGCTCCCGAACCTAAACACATTGGGTTAGGATCCCATATACACAAATCATTTCCTGTAGTTAATGATTTTTTCACACTATCTAATGCCATTTAGTATATAATATTAAATGGGATTTAAATATTTATAGGTTTAAACTGACTGTGTTTCTGGAAGATCTAGGTTTTCTTTTTGATTTCTTTGGCAAGGACCCCTTCATCTCTTCAAGCTCAGAGACACTAATAGTACTTGAATTATCCGAGTTCTTAATATTTACTTTTTTAGTTTTGACTCCAGCTAAAAGATCGTTGATATCAGATGGACCTTTCATTTCTCTTCTATTAGATTTTTGTCTAGATACATTGGTATATTGATCTTCCATGTTTACAGCATCGTTAAAATTAGCTCTTCCTCTAGCCATATTTAAATCGGGTCGGTTAGGAGGTTGGTTCATATGCATTGGTGGACCAGGAGGAGAGCCGCGTGGAGGCATCATATTTTGCATGAAATTGCCGAATCCCGGACTTTGCTGACCCATAGTATTAACAGCTGCTTGAGTAAATTGTTGCATCAATTCTGGATTTTGCCTCATAATATCATCCATTCCAGGCATAGCAGACTTAAACATCGTGTTAGTCATATGAATCATACCGGCGCTCCCTCCTAACATAAAAAGCAACTTAAGTTCAGGTGCCATCTTAGCTTTACCGCCATATTTTTCGTGTAATTCAGCAAATACATCATCGTATTCTTCTAAATTCTCTGATACTGCTTCGCCCCAACCATCAAGTTTAATGTCGAACGGATCAAATTTCCCATTAAGAAATTCAATTCCAGATACAAATGCCATAAGCATTTTACCTTGAAATTTAACAGAGTTTTTCTTCTGCTGTTCACTTTTAATCATCTCGTATTCCCCTTTCATTTCATTTAAACCATCATCCATTGTGTATTTTTTGCTTATCTGAATTCCCTTTTTATCAAGTGCTTCGAGTTTCCGAATATAAACAAATTTTTCTTTTAGCTCTTGTTCTGGTGTAAGTTTGGGCTTTTCAGGTACTTCTTTTACTGGATCAACGGGTATTTCATTAAACTTTTGAAATCCATCCCATGTTTCTTCTTTTTCAATATTATTAGCGGTTGAATTTCCTAAATTACTAGTATTTAAAGGCACAGGTGGATTATTAATAGGTTCTGATATGTTCAACTTAATGGTTGGTTCATTGGAAGTAGAAGGCATAGTACCAAAAACTTGAGCTCTAACCGTCTTAGCACTTGTCTTAGGTTCCGAAACAGAATCCAGACCTTTTAATTCTGATAGTTGGATATCGGATTTGGGCGAATTTTGTCTTGACGCTCTTCCGGCATTCATTAGTAAATCGGCGCCGGGACCAAAGTTTACTGATCTACTAGGTGCCGAAGAGTTTAAAGATGGGAGGTTATTAAGTTTAATAGTACCGCCATCGTCATTAGACATTACAGAAAGTTTGGGGCCTAGGGTAGGCGAATCAGATATTTTTGAAATACCTATGTCAATAATTTCAGGGTCAGTCATTATGATAAAATAAGAACTTTTAATTTTAAGTAAGACGCATTTAATAAACTATAATTTATTAAAAACGGAATAATAACATGGTTATTTAAAACAATGATTTTTGATATACCATAGTCCTTGTAAATACGAATCTGCTAGATCATCTTTCTTTTTATGTGTATTAAAATGCGACAACCAGACGTGTAATGAATCATTCTCACCTATTAATTTTCTAGTAATATCAATACTTACTCTTTTTCTCTCTTTGTATGTCGTTTTTTTCTTTATAAACTCTTTTAGTTTATTTGCAGGTGATATTTCTTTAATTTCTTCACAATCAATCTCAATGAAATGTTGCATTATCATTCCTTGTATCATTTTCATTCTTAATGCAAGTGGTCCTATTTGATTTTCAATAAGTAAACAATCTATTTTAAATTTAGACATTAACTTAGTAAAGAAATGTTTAATGCGTTTTCCGTATGTAACGATATCAATTGATCTGCTATCAACTTTTTCAATAGCATTAAAATAGTTTTTGGAGAGATCATCGCATATAGCATCTAAATAATCTTGTTTTTTAGATTTTTTTGGCAAAGCGAATTTTTTACTCTCGCAAAGTGCTTTTAATTCCTTAGCTTTCATTTTTTTTAATCTTTTTAATTTATAGTCTTTGGTGGGTATTTGGTATTTTTGCTTTTTGGCGTGTGCTTTACAATAGTACTTACCGTCTTTAAAATATTTTGAAGCTCGTGTACATTGTTTCCCCTTTGTTACAAACATGCAAATTTTATTATTCTCCGTATTGCACAAATCTTCTACGCCCCAGTCTAAAATTTTATAGTTGCTATCGTGTACCTCAAAAATACAATAAGCTAAATGCTTCATACCCACATCAATACTGATAATATTCATTATTAGTATATTGAATTATTATTTTTATTACAATACTTAAAAACATATAAGTATTGTAATTTTAGTTGTAATTAGGTTTGCCCATTTGCAACATTTGATCTTGTGTCATAATTGGCGCACACAACCTACTTTGTAAATCTGATCTAGATAAGTAAAGATTTTTAAGATCAGAGGTTTCATATCCAAATGGTTGAGTTTTATCCGCGCAACTTGTAAAAAGATATTTATTTGAATTAGGCACAGGATTAAATGTTTCTAGACATCCGCAACATTGCGAACAAGATGCAACGCTATTGCTTTTCATAACAGATGTACCATTGTTAATTAACCATTGTCTATATTGGTAGTTAGACTTAACACCAATTTTGTCTTTCAAGATGTTATTCATTTTACAGGCGCTATCATAGTCGGTGTAAAGATTACCTTCGCTCATCATTGCAGGAAATCCTGCATGAATATTATTTGATGCTTTATAACATGTTGATGCTTTATAACATGTTCCCCAGCTCATATTATAATACTATTAGAAATAAATTTATTGAGAACTGCTTAATAATTCAACTATTTGCTTTTTTTTTAAGCCTTTGGTATCATGCCCCTTTTCCTTCGCAATCTCTTTTAGTTTTTTAGCTGTTAATTTAGAATAATCTGTAGATGCATCTCCGGTATCAACAGTAACGGTTTTAAGTTGTCCCTCATCCTCATCCTCATCCTCATCGTCTTCATCTTCATCTTCTTCTCCCTCATCATCGTCGGCATCTTCACTTAACTGGATTTCATCAAGATCGTCATCATTTACTTCTTTGAGTTGTATAGGTGTTTCCGATGGCATGGTTTCTGTACTAAGAGCATCAATATTATCAGTTAGATTTTCACTGTTATCTGCGGGTAGATCTTCTTGATTAGATTCATCAGAAATATCGTGTTCCTCTAAATTCTGAATATCCTGAATATTAACATCGCTAGATGAGGATGTTTCAGCACCTTCCAATGTTAGCGAAATAGTTTTCACAGTATCTTCTAAATTAGTATTGGAATCCTCGCTATCAATTTTAATTTTGTCATCGTCTCCATCGCTAACCTCGGCACTATCATCACTGTCATAATCACTATCAGAATCCTCTCCATTATCGTCATCGGAAATATTAATTAATTCGTTTTGACTTTGGGATGGCATATGTTGGTGAGATTGTCCTAAATCTGCGGAAGGCATACCTCCTTGCATTGCAATCGGCGGCATTTGTTGTCTTAATTTTGCATTATTTTCGTGTTCTTGTATTAAACTAAACATAAGATCAACCTTTTGTTCTGTTCTTTGGATACGGTTTCTAAAGTAGAAAAATGTGACACCTACTGTTACACATGTAATTAAAACGCTAATTAGTAAAGTCTGTAATGACATATTATAGTTCTAATATATTTTTAAAACTATAATCAAACGAACATTAGAAATTATCCATTGCGATGTTTGTTTTATCTATTATATCTTG